GTACGAATTGCCGAAGTTGACGGAGTTGCCGATAAGTGCCTTAATGGAGTCCGCGTTGAGCGCGATGGATATTTTCGTACAATTAAACCTACTTGGCCGTATCTCCTTCGATTATTCCCCCGATTTTCGGACCCTATTCGTAAACTTCCATCGAGTGTTTACCAATTACTATATTCTGCGTTCACTGCGCCCGGGCGAGTCGTTCGTAGCGGATGTGCAGATTTGACTTGTGACCCTTTTAACGAGAATTCTCCATTTAAACAAAGTATTTTGTCTTTTTGTAAACAGTATTTAAAATATGTAGATAATTATGGAAAAAGAATTGATGAACGAAATATTCTTGCACCTCAAGAGCGTTTACCGCATAGTGATATTCTCATTCTTTCTGAATGTCGTTTGTACGATGGTGCTGATTTGGAAGATGCTCATCGTATCTCCCGCTTATACCGCTTTTTCCTCGGAATTGCGAAATTTGTTCGAACATATTCAACAGACGGATGCTCAGAGCTCTTCTGGTCCAGCGGCACTCCTGGAGGAGAGCTCTTTGGACGAGAAAGGTTCTTGCGTATTATCTCCGAGAAAATAGTTAATTTTTGGAATCGTTATGATTACAACCGTCTTGTAGATTTCTATCAAACCTTGGAAGACTCCAATGATAAGGATTTGGTAGACTTTGAGCTTCGTAACTATACCTTCCGTTATAATAAAACTGCTCGTGAAGAACTTGATGAGAAAGAATCTTACCATAAGTTACCTCTTGTTCGTCGTTTGGCTGCCGCTTCATTGATGAAATGTAGGGATAAGGTCAAACACAAAGAGGTTAATGATTCGTTTGGTGTTTTTTCTTATCATGACTGATAATGTTTAATTTTAAAATGTTTTTTTTATGGCTTCTTACGTTGGAATGTCCAATCTTCAAAATCATCCTCACCGTTCCGGATTTGATATTGGACGTAAAAATGCGTTTACCGCAAAAGTTGGTGAGCTTCTCCCTGTCTATTGGGATATTTCTATGCCTGGTGATAAGTACAAGTTCAATGTTGAGTATTTTACCCGTACTCAGCCCGTTGAAACTTCTGCTTATACCCGTTTGCGTGAATACTTTGATTTTTATGCTGTTCCGTTGCGCCTTCTTTGGAAGTCCGCACCTTCCGTGTTGACGCAAATGCAGGATGTTAATCAGATTCAAGCTTTGTCTTTGACGCAAAATTTGTCTTTGGGTACTTATTTGCCCTCTTTAAATCTTTCTGTTCTTTCGAATGCCTTGTTTTATTTGGCTGGCAATACTTCTGATCCAGAAAAATCTTCAGCTTTTTTAAATTGTTTTGGTTTTTATCGCTCTGATTTATGCTATAAGTTATTATCTTATCTTGGTTATGGTAATTTTGTCAGGGAAAAACCTTCTTCTGGTCTTCGTTGGTGGGCTACTTCTTTAAAAGAGTCTAATTCTTCCACCTATACCCAGTTATTTATTCAAAATAATTATGTGAATCTTTTCCCTCTTTTGGCATATCAGAAGATTTATCAGGATTTTTTCCGTTGGTCTCAATGGGAAAAAGCTAACCCTTCTTCTTATAATGTGGATTATTTTACGGGCGTTCAACCTTCTTTGATTGATTCTTTGCCTCCTACTTCTTCTTCAGATTACTGGAAGTCCGATACAATGTTTGACCTCAGATATTGCAACTGGAACAAGGATATGTTAATGGGTGTTCTCCCGAATTCTCAATTTGGAGATGTCGCTGTAATTAATTTTGAGTTGCCTGGTGGTGATTTGAAAGCTGGTTTTAAGACTACTGATGGTAAATTTATTTCTGCTGTTACAAATGCTTCTTTGGTCTCTATTAACAGTTCTACCGGCTTGAGTGCTCCTGGTGTTACTTCCGGTTCTTCTGTTGCTCTCAAATCTCCTTTGATTTCTGATTTATCTGCTTTGCAGTCTCAATTTTCAGTTCTTGCACTTCGCCAGGCTGAAGCTCTTCAGCGTTGGAAAGAAATCAGTCAGTCCGGTGATTCCGACTATCGTGAACAGATTCGTAAACATTTCGGTGTGAATCTGCCCCAAGCTCTTTCTAATTTGTGTACCTATATCGGTGGTATTTCTCGTAACCTTGATATCAGTGAGGTTGTGAATAATAATCTTGCTGCCGATGGTGATACTGCTGTTATTGCTGGTAAAGGCGTCGGTGCTGGAAATGGTTCTTTTACTTACACTACTGATGAACATTGTGTCGTTATGTGTATTTATCATGCCGTTCCCTTGCTTGATTATACAATTACTGGTCAAGATGGTCAGTTGCTTGTAACTGATGCCGAATCCCTCCCGATTCCTGAATTCGATAATATCGGTATGGAGGTTCTTCCTATGACGCAAATTTTCAATTCTCCAAAGGCCTCTATTGTTAATTTGTTTAATGCTGGTTATAATCCTCGTTATTTCAATTGGAAGACAAAACTTGATGTCATTAATGGCGCGTTTACTACTACCCTTAAGTCTTGGGTTTCTCCTGTTTCCGAATCTCTTCTTTCTGGATGGTTTGGCTTTGGTTATAATGAAGATAATGTCAATAAGGATAATAAGGTAGTTTTGAACTATAAGTTCTTTAAGGTTAACCCTTCTGTTCTTGACCCGATATTCGGAGTTGCTGCTGATTCTACTTGGGATTCTGACCAATTATTGATTAATTCTTATATTGGTTGTTATGTTGCTCGTAATTTGTCTCGTGATGGTGTACCTTATTAATTTTTGTTTTGATTATGATAGGAAAATTTAATTCTTTGGAATGTCTGGAACAAGGTTCTAAACTTATTCCTAATGTTGAGCCTGATGCTTTTGCCGTTGCTCCCAAATTTGATTCTACTGAACAGCTTCGTGTTGAAGTTGATGACACTGATGTAACTCGTCCTGTGCGTTACACTTCTGATATTCGTTTAATTCTTCATAATAAGGATTTGGCCTCTCGTGCTGGAGTTTCTATTGCTTCCAAATTTGGTCAAAGTAAGCAATCTTCTTCCCAGATTCAACAAATTATGGATAAGATGTCTGATGATGACCTTTTGGCAACGGTTCGCTCCCGGCATGTTCAGGCTCCTTCTGAAATTATTGCTTGGTCTAAAGAATTGTCGGCTTATGCTGAACATCTCGAATCTCAAGCTCAAGAGTTAATCGAAGCTGAAACTACTGAACAAGAGGCAGAACAAGCGGCTGCTGCTTCCGCTGAATCTGCATCTTCTGAGTAATGGGTCTTCTTGGTTCAATCGCTGGTGGTCTCTTTGGCATTGGTTCTTCTGCTCTTCAAAATTCTCAGAACAGACAAAATGTCCAGGAGACTAACCAGATGAATTATAAGATAAATCAGATGAACAATCAGTTTAACGAGCGTATGGCAATGCAGCAGCGCGATTTCCAGGAAAATATGTGGAATAAGGAGAACGAGTATAATACCGCCTCCGCGCAACGTCAACGTCTCGAAGAAGCTGGTTTAAATCCTTATCTGATGATGAATGGTGGTTCTGCTGGAACTGCTCAATCTGTTGGTACTGGTGCTTCTGCCTCTTCTGCCGGTTCTGCTGTTATGCAACCTTTCCAGTCTGATTATTCCGGTATCCAGCAGGCTATTGGTTCTGTGTTTCAATCCCAGGTTCAGCAAGCTCAGGTTTCACAGTTACAAGGTCAGAAGAATCTTGCGGACGCCCAGGCTATGCAGTCTCTCTCTAATGTTGATTGGTCCAAGATGACGAAAGAGACTCGTGAATACTTGAAAGCTACTGGTTTGGCTCGTGCTCAGCTTGGTTATTCCAAGGAAATGCAGGAACTTGATAATATGGCTTTTGCTGGCCGTCTTTTGCAGGCTCAAGGCACTTCTCAATTACTTGATGCTGAAGCCAAGACTGTTCTTAATAAATATCTTGACCAACAGCAACAGGCTGATTTGAATGTTAAGGCTTCTGAGTATTATAACCAGATGTCTCATGGTCATTTGAACTATAACCAGGCTAAGAAGGTTCTTGCTGATGAGGTTCTTACTTATGCCCGTGTCAAAGGCCAGAAAATCAGTAATAAGGTCGCTGAAGCTACGGCTGATTCTTTGATTCGTGCTTCTAACGCCTCAAATCACTCTAATGCTGAATTTGAGCTTGAAGCTGCTAAATTCAATCGCGAGCGTGCCCGTTCTCGCAGTATTGAGGACTGGTACCGTTCCCGGAATGAAGGCAAGAAATACAAGTATTATGATGCTGATAAGATTGTTCATTATGGTACTTCTATCGGTAATACTATAGGTAATTTTCTGCCCTGGTAGTACTTTTGTTTGTTGTGTGTTTACCCGGCTCGTAGTGATACGCGTCGGGTTTTGTTGCTTGGAGTAACTTCCGGCAACCGCGCGTAGCGTGGTTATACATCCCCTGAATTCCGGGAGACCCCGTCGACTGGAATCAGAGCCGTCAGGCTATAGTATTTCCTCCCTTGAAGCTTGACGCTTGCAACGCGTAAGCAATCTCCCTCTAATCTCTTCTCTTCCGTCGCCGCTAAACACCTAAAATATAAATTGGCGAAGCCTACATGAGTTTGCCCGAAGGGAAAGCGATTTACCTCATCGCTTTCAGTCTCCTCTTGTCTTATATACGCAAACTCACAGACCAGCCTGCCACCCGCATAGCTTATTGTTTATTAATGTTAATATTCCACGTTGACATTTGTTTTTTCCAAATATTTATTCATATCTTTGCCTCTGTCTTTAAAAAACATGTCTAATTTAAATTTTTGATTTTATGGAAAAGTATTATCTGTGTTCTATCCAGTCAAAGTTAAATCCCAATCAGAACGAAACCGTTCTTGTACCCGTTGACGAAGTTTCTGCATTTGTTTCTTCAAATCTTCGCCCGGATTGTGTTCTTATCATTTCTCATTGTTCAACTTTTAAAGCAATTCCTGATGAAAAGTGAAACTAAATCTAAAATCTGGTCTGCTATTATTGCAGCTGCTGTCAGTCTTCTTACGTCTATTGCCCAAATTTTTTCGTAAGTCATGAATCCTGAATTGATGAATTTTGTTGAATGGCTTCTCCGCCGGAATATCCATTTTTCTGTTACTTCTTCTCTTCGTACTGTAGCACAGAATGATGCATGTAATGGCTCTAAAAATTCTCAGCATTTGACTGGAGATGCCATTGACCTGGCGCCTATTGATTTTCCAATGGGTGTTTTTTACTCGGTGATTGAAGGTTCTCCCTTTGAATTTGATCAGCTTATAAGATATCGTACATTTGTTCATGTTTCCTTTGCTCGTGGTCGTAAGCCTCGTCAAATGAAACTTAATTTTACTGATAGAAAATGATTACCAAGGAATTGCAGAATAAGCTAGTGACTCGTTGTCAGCATCCTCGTACCGTTGTTAACAAGTATACACATGAGCCTGTTCTTGTGTCTTGCGGCTCTTGCCCTTCTTGTATTCTTCGTCGTTCCGGAATTCAAACAAATTTGCTTACTACTTATTCTGCTCAATTCCGCTATGTTTATTTTGTTACTCTTACTTATGCTCCTTGCTTCCTTCCTACTTTGGAGGTTTCGATTATTGAAACTTGCACGGACGATATTGCGGATGTATCCTGTGTTCCCAATATTAATGACTTGGACGCTGGTGACCCTAATACTTATTTGTTTGGTTTTCGTAGCGTTCCTCGTTCCGCTTCTATTAAGTTGAAAAGTTCTACCGTCGAACGCACTTTCAAAGACCCTGAAGTTCAGTTTACTTATGGCATGAAACCTAAGGAGCTTTTGTCTATTCTTGGAAAGATTAAGCATAATGTTCCCAATAGGATTCCTTATGTTTGTAATCGTGACCTTGACTTATTTTTGAAACGTTTAAGAAGTTACTACCCGGATGAAAAATTACGTTACTACGCTGTATCAGAATACGGCCCTACCAGTTTCCGCCCGCATTGGCATTTGTTATTGTTTTCCAATTCCGAACGATTCTCGCAAACTGTTCTTGAAAATGTATCTAAAGCTTGGTCTTACGGACGTTGTGATGCATCACTCTCGAGAGGATTCGCAGCTCCGTATGTTGCGTCGTATGTTAATAGTTTTGTCGCTTTACCCGACTTTTATACTCAAATGCCAAAAGTGGTGCGACCTAAATCCTTCCATTCCATTGGATTTACAGAATCAAATCTCTTTCCTCGAAAGGTACGAATTGCCGAAGTTGACGGAGTTGCCGATAAGTGCCTTAATGGAGTCCGC